TTGGACTTTTCTTAATAGTGAAGATTTGAACTGTTATGTTTACTTATTACAATTAAAAGGGGGGAAACATGGAAAAAGAGCTTAAAGACAAAATAAAATATTTAATAAACAAAAAGAAAGATTTTGTGACTATTTGCAAAGAACTAGAACTTAAAGACTATGAATTAATCGGTCTTATTGAACTTATGAAACAAGATGGTGAATTAGTTGATTACATTAATGGCGAACTTATCAAACTTAAAAAACCTATCAAAACAGATGGTGTGTATGAAATACCAAACAAACTAGAACACTTAAAACTTTTGTTAATATCAGACACACATCTTGCCAGCAAATTTGATAGGTTAGATATCTTGCGTTACTTATATGCAAAAGCAGAAGACAACCACACAAATTATATACTTCATAGCGGAGATTTAACTGAAGGACTTTCAGGAAGACCACAACAACTTTATGAATTAAAAGAACTTTCTTATACAGGACAACGTGATTACGCAATAGACAAATATCCTAAAAGTGAAATACCAACTTACGTAATAGCTGGAAACCATGATCAATGGTGGATCCGCCAATGTGGTGCTGACATTGTTAAAGATATTTGCAACCAACGTCAAGACTTACACTATTTAGGAAGTGATTGTGAAGATTTAATGATTGGCAAACTTAAAATACGTCTTTATCACGGAAAAGGTGGTGGTTCTTATGCCAAGTCTTACAAACTTCAAAAATATCTAGATTCAATTCCACTTGAAGAACGCCCACACATTTTACAAACAGGACACGTTCACAATGCTTTTTACATGAAACAAGACAAAACTCACTGCTTTCAAACTTCATGCCTTCAAGACCTTACACCTTTTGAACGTTCAATGGGATTTAACAATGACAAATCTTGCTGGTGGGTTGACATAGATTTAGATGACAAAGGCAACCCAGTTTTAATCAAGCAAGAGTTAGAAGTCTTTGGCAAAAAATTAATAAGAAAATAGCTTTTTGTCTATTTTTTCTTTTTATGTTATAATTTATTTGAAATTAAAAGGAAAGTAGGTGGTTGAATTGCCGCGAGCTTTTAAAACTGATAGTGATTTTAAAAACAAATTTATTGAATATATAGAGTTTTGCGATACAAAGCAACGTTTACCTAATGTTGCGGGTTTTTGCGTTTATTGTGATATTAATAGAGATACTTTCTATGCTCAAAAAGAATATTATTCCGACACTTTTAAAAAAATCAACGATATGTTGGAAGATGAAGCACTTAATAACAAATACACAAATGACACTTTAAAAATATTTTATATGAAAAATAAATGTGGTTATAAAGACAGACAAGAACAAGAAATTACTTCAACTAACAGATATAATATTGTCAATGATTTACCAAAGGGTGAAAATGATGAATGAAGACGTTAGTTTAAAAAATATAATTGCACCACATTTTTGGGCAATATTTAATAACTTAAAAGTTCACAATGTTATTTATGGTGGACGTGGTTCAACCAAAACATCAATGATTGCTCTTAACATTGTTTTTAGTTGTATAAGTGATAATGATTGTTCTGCAGTGGTGTTAAGACGTTATCAAAACTTATTAAGAAATAGTGTGTACAAAGAAATTAAAAAAGCATGTAAAAGATTAGGGTTGGTTGAAAAGGTTGATTATTACGCATATATTTCGCCTATGCAGGTGGTATTCCAAAATGGAAATACAATATACTTTGCAAGTGGTGATGACTACGAAGCTGTTAAAGGTATGACAGATGAGAACAAATCAATTAAAAAAGTTTGGTTTGAAGAACTTACAGGTTGGGATGATGCTGATGAGATAGACCAAATAATCGCAACTTTTACACGTGGAAATAACACGTACTTTAATGCTTTTTATTCCTATAACCCTCCTCGCAATCGGTACAGTTGGGTTAATCTATGGGCTGAAAGCAAAAGGCAAAGAGAAGACTATTTGTTCCACGAAAGTGATTATAGGACAGTACCAAAGGAATGGTTAGGACCGATATTTATAGACGAAGCCGAACGATTAAAGAAATATGATGAAAAACGCTATCGCTGGATTTATTTGGGCGAAGTTATAGGAATTGAAGGGCTTATTTACAACCCTGATTTATTTATAATTGAACCTGAAGATTATATTGAAAAGAATAACTTGCGAATATTATATGTAGACTTTTCAATTGACTGCGGGCATCAAACAAGTGCAACAAGTTGTGGGGCTTATGGTTATGCTACGGATGGGAGATGGTATAGATTAGATAGTTATTATTATTCACCACACGAAAAATCGAGGAAGAAAGCACCAAGTGAATTAGCACAAGATTTATTTGATTTTAGAACTGCAATATGTAAAAAATATCAAACAATAGTTGATACTGAAACAATAGATAGTGCAGAAGGGGCTTTAAGAAACCAATATTTTGCAATGTTTGGCATTGATTTGCATCCTGTTAACAAAGGCAAGAATAAAGAGGAGCTAATTGAATATTCACAAGATTTGTTAGATACAGGGAAGTATGTTATACTAAACACGATGAATAATTGGATACACATTAAAGAATTAAGGAACTATATGTGGAAAAAAGATAGTGTTGAAAAAGGGAAACCTGAACCTGATAAAGAAGAAAAAGAACTAACAGGGGAAACTTATTACAACACTTACACAAACGATTACTCATATTACTATGCTGAACACAGTTGTGATGATTTTCAGTATTGGTGCAAGGACAATTTGCAAAAATTAGGATTAGAATTTTAAAAGGAGGAATAGATGACAATTTACGAGGATTTAAAAAAACAACTTCATAAAAAAGGCGTTGATATTATTAACACCGATTATTATGAACTCATTGAAGTCTGGAAAAGTTGGTACAAAGGTGTTGTTGATGACTTTCATTTCTACAATATCAAGATAGCCGATGGAACAGAAGTACAATGTGAAAAGAAAACAATGTCAATGGCGAAGAAATCAGCCGAAGACATGCTAAAGTTAAACTGGAGCAACAAATGTGATATTAAACTTGCAACAGATGAGAAAACAAAGAAATTGTGGAACGTGCTAGACAGCAAGCAAAACAACTTTACAATAATGTTTCCACAAATGCTTGAGATAGCGTTTGCTCTAGGTACAACAGGAATAACAGAATACAAAGATGAATTGGGAAGGACTAGAATTGAGTATATTAATGATCCATCAAGCATTGTTCCTTATGCTTATGATAATTTTAATATAACGGGATTCGTGGTATTTAACCAATGGCAAGAAAGTGAAAACAACAAACCAGTGTTTTATACTCACTTGACTTATCATGAGTTTAAAACTGAAAGAGATGAAAAAGGCGAGTTAAGACAGATTTATAGAAAATACAATGAACTTTACAAATCAAAAGACAGCAATCAATTGGGAAAAGAAATATCATTTGAGAGTATGTTCCCTAACGTGGAAGAATTGGTTGAAGAGATAACTGACACACCACACTTCCAAATCATTAAGCCACCAATTGTCAACAATGTTGACATAGAAACACCAATGGGAATAAGTATATTTGCTAACTCTATTGATAAACTAAAAGCAATTGATAATAAATACGATAGCTTTGATATGGAGTTTGTAGATGGCAAGAGAAGAATACTTGTTGACAAAACAGCTTTGAAATCAGCACCACAGGTTGATGCAGATGGAAGTATATCACAGCAATTGTTCTTTGATAGAAACGATAGAACTTATGTTGCAATGAACGGAATGAAAGACCAACCTGTTAAAGACATTAGTTTTGATTTAAGATACAAAGAACATATTGATTCAATTAATGCCGAGCTTAACTGGTACTCAAGTGCTTTAGGATTTGGTGAAGACTTCTACAAGTTCGATGGTTCAGGCAAAGCAACTGCAACTGAAATAATAAGCCAAAATGATGATGCATTTAGAACAAAACAACTTTATGAAACAGTTGTTAGAGATGTTATTATAGATTTGGTTAAGTCAGTTTGTTATTTGGAAGGCATTGAATTAAGTGAAAACGAAATTGAAATAACAATGGATTACTCAAGATTTGAAAATCAAAGTGCAACACAGCAAAGACTAGAACGTGAAGTTGCTAGAGGCATTACAGGCAAAGTTGAATATCGTATGAAAGTCTATGGTGAAGAAGAAGAAGTTGCTAGACAAAAGATTGCTGAAATAAAAGATGAAGAAATAAATGTACAAGACATATTAGGAACAAAGGAGGAAGAATAATATGGAAAAGATAGAAATTAAGGTTACGAAGACAAATATATCTCTTACAAACGGATATATACTTAATCAAGGCGAATATCAAGTTGACAAGTGTCATTTCACATTTTCAAACGAATATGATGATTTAGTAAAAAAAGCAGTGTTTGAAAATGGCGAATCAAGTATTGACATGGTTATTCTTAACGATGAGTGTGATATTCCTTATGAGATATTACAAACAAGTACAGAGTTTGTGCTAAAAGTTTACGGATACCAAGTTGATAATCAAGAACTTGTATTAAGATATAGCCCTACATCATTAAAGTTGTTCTTACGTGAAGGTAGCTATGTTGGAAGCAAGGAAGTAATTACACCTAGCCAATTCGAGCAATATGAGCAGGCATTACATGATGGACTAGAAGAAGTTGCTAATGTTGATATTGATGCAAGCAAAGAAGAAAATGTTGCAACTATTACTATCACTGATAGGACTGGAACTCAAAAAACAGTGCAAGTGCTAGACGGTGAAAAGGGTGAACAAGGTGAACAAGGTCCTGCTGGTGAAACAGGTGCTACTGGTCCACAAGGTCCACAAGGTGTTCAGGGTGAACAAGGACCACAAGGAATACAAGGGGAAGCATTTACAATCAAAAAGACTTATTCAAGTGTTGCTGAAATGAATGCTGACTTTGATAACATGGAACTTGGCGACTATGTAATGATAACAAGCAACGTTGAAGTTGAAGATAATGCTAAAATGTATTCACGTGGTGTTGAAGAATGGATATTTATTACCGACTTTAGTGGTGCTCAAGGTATTCAAGGACCTCAAGGACCTCAAGGACCACAGGGCATTCAAGGAATACAAGGTATTCAAGGACAAACTGGTGCAACAGGTAATGGAATATCAAATATTTCTAAAACAAGTACAAGCGGACTTACAGATACTTATACAATAACTTATACAAGTGGTTCACCAACAACTTTTGATGTAACAAATGGTAAAGGAATAACAAGTGTAAGCAAGACATCAAGCGAAGGTAATGTTGATACTTATACGATCACTTACAATGATTCAACAACTAGTACGTTTACAGTTACAAATTGCGATGAAAGTGATGTAATGAGTGCATTGTCAGTATTTAATATAATTCCACAAATGACAGATGAAGATGAAGAAATAACATTTAATAATACTTCAGATTGTTGGATGCCAAAATTTGATTTAAAGGGTAATACAAGTCAAGGAGAAAATCCAAGTCCTGAAAACCCACAAGATATTCATGTTGTTAGTGGAGATAATGTGGTTAAGATTCAAAATAAAAATTTTGCATTAACTAACAATACTTATGCAAGTGAATATCCTAATTGTACTATAACTAGAAATGATGATAATACATTAACAATAAATGGAACACTTGATGCATTAAAATATCCTGTTTTGGTAAATGTTTCATCAGTTAATATACCTGCTGGAGATTATACTTTAAGTGTTTACGATAATTTAGGAAATCAATATAATGCAGATTTGAATTGGTATGATTCAAATAATACAGCTCATTATGTATATAAAGGAAGTTCAGCAAAAACATTTACAGCAAGTGATATTATAACTAAATTACAAATACAACCATATTTAACAGCGGGAACATACAATAATGTTATTTTATATATTCAATTAGAAAGAGGAACATCTTTCACTTCCTATGTTGCTTATAAAGAACAAACATACCACATTACCCTACCAACAGGTATGGAAGTATGCGAAATAGGTGATTACGAAGATGAGTTTATAAAAGCAACTAATGAAACAGGATTAACACCTGGCAAGTGGTATTTGAAGAAGAATATTGAAAATAAAATTTTTACAGGAAATGATAATGAAGGTTGGTCATTATATGGAACAAATGCTATAAGAAATCTTGATAATAGTGTTAAAGGAACTACAAATAGTGCTGAAATACCTAGTATATATTCAAATTATTATGTAAAAAATAGTCAATCAAATTTACAAGATGGTGTAGTTGATTATGGAATAGGAATAAGACAAACAGGATATAATGGGTTTGTTATTAGAAATAAAAATTGTTCAACTTTAGAAGATTATAAAACTTGGTTATCAATACATAATGTCAAAGTATATTTTCCATTAGCAACTCCAACATACACACTTCTAAATGACACATTGCAATCACAACTAGAAGCAATCAAAAATGCTATGTCTTATGATGAGCAGACAAACATATCTCAAATACCACATGACAAGCCATTTATAATAAGTGCAAGTGCGTGTAAGAAAGTACCAAGTGCATTAGCAGATTTAACTGATGATAGCACACACAGAACTGTTACTGATTCTGAAAAAACAACTTGGAGTGGAAAGCAAGATGCATTAGTTAGTGGAACAAATATAAAGACAATAAACAGCACTTCATTGTTAGGAAGCGGAAACATTGAAATTGGTGGTTCTAGTGGATCAAGCAAAATATATTTTAAATTAATTGGCGACAAATCAAACAGATTTAGTTTTGGTTCAAGTTATTATTCTGAAAGCACAGGCAGGGTAAAAGAAATTGCCGATGCAATGGGTGAAGCATTACAAGCAGGTGCAGAGTTCTTGGTATTAGAGTTTTATGAGAACAATACTGACAATAATCAACATGGTTTATTCATAAGCACAGCAAATATTCAAACAACTTTTAGTGATACAGATATACATACTATTCAATTTTTATGTATCAATTCTTCTAGATTAGCGTCAAATAATCATTTTCCTGAATTTAATAGTGATTTTATTGCTTTCAATGGTAGTTATAATAATGATACATTTACAATTAGTTATTTTTGGTCTTATGCTCCTACTGCTAACAGTTCATTTGATAGTGGTTGGAAAAAATTTATTCCAACTAATTTGAATAAATCAAGTACAGGTATATCTTATGTAGAAGAAGTGCCAAAAACATACACAGGTTATGATGCTACTAAGACACAAGTTCTTAAAAATGTTCAAGGAACATTAACTTGGGTTGATGAATAATTGAAAGGAGGTATATTATGGGATTAATAAAACAAGATGGTTATATAGTTAATGGAGTTTTAATAACACCAGCTTATGCTAAAATAACAAGATTATATAATCAAAATGGTAATGATACTGTAGCTTATTTTGGAATATCTAACACAAGAGAAAATCTTGAAGAAAATGCACCACTTGAAGAAATTGCATTTAGTTGTGAAATAGACAAAAAACAAGACAAGATTTTCAATGAAGTCTATACCAAAGCAAAAGAAGAATTGTTTGAAGATTGGGAAGACGATATACAATAAAATTAGAACTCAAAAGCGAGTTCTTTTTTTATGTGGTATAATAAGTATGGTGATAACATGGCAAAAATGATAACCGAAGAACAAATAGATGCATTGGTTGAGTTGTTAGTTGATAGAATAGAACTTGCAAATACATATTTCTTGCAAAATATGGGTGATTCTATTAAGAAGATAAGACAATTAACACCAACAGAGGCACAACAACTTGTAAACATTTTAAAATATGGTGGCAATTATGAAGATATTATAAGAGAAATAGAAAAATACACCAAGTTAAACATAAAAGACATTGACAAGATATTTAGTGAATATGCTAAAAAGGATCAATTATTTTATAAACAATTTTATAAATACAGAAACATACCTTTTGTTGAATTTGCTAAAAATGAAGCATTAATAACTCAAACCATAGCACTTGCCAATATAACAAAGCAAAATATGTATAATTACACTAGAAGCAGGGCAATTGGATACACGATTAGAGATTTACAAGGCAATCCACAATTTTTAGGATTAAAAGAAACATATGAAAGGGTACTTGATGAGGCGTTATTAAATGTTGGTACAGGCAAAGAAACCTTTGATAGTGCTATGAGCCGTATTATGAAAGAAATAGGTGGTAGCGGGCTTAAAACTGTTGAATATGCGAGTGGTAAGTCTATGAGACTTGATAGTGCTATAAGAATGCAATTGAAAAGTGGTTTAAGAGAATTACACAATGAAAATCAAAAAATAATTGGGGAAGAAATAGGAACTGATGGTATAGAAATATCAGTACATACAAATCCAGCAATAGACCATGAACAAATACAGGGAAGGCAATTTAGCAATGAAGAATATGAAAAACTTGATAGTGGATTAGAAGCAAAAGATTATAAAGACAACATTTATTCACTAGATCATGATGGCAACGGTAGTTATCGTCCTATAAGTGAATACAACTGCTATCATTACATTTTCAGTATTGTGTTAGGTGTAAGTAAACCCGAATATGATGATGAACAATTGCAAGAGATAATTGATAAAAACGAAAAAGGTTTTGAACTAGATGGAGTTCATTATACAAATTACGAAGGCACACAACTTCAAAGACAATTGGAAAGGAAAATAAGAGAACAGAAAGACATTCAAATATTTGCAAAAGCAAGTGGTAATAATGATCTAGTTGGTGAAGCACAGCAGAAAATAACTCAATTTACACAAAAATACAAAGAATTAAGTGATATTAGTGGATTACCTATGAAACCACAACGATTAAGAGTAGGTGGATTTAAAAAGGTTGCAAAAAGCAAATTAGAGTGATATAATTATATTACATTCAATTGAAAGACTATAACGTGTAGTCTATTACTCTTAAACGGAGTAAACCCGGGTTCGACTAATGTCGACATGCTACTTTATTAGTAGCATTGAGTAGATATGTATAGGACAATAACATTTGGGCATATCTATTCAATGGTGCTTATAAGCACTAATAGTTTGACCTGAAAAAAGCAAATAGTTTTTTTCCTTAAAGATAAGAATCCTACATCTTATCTTTTTTCGTTAATTTGATAAAAATATAAAACTATGATATAATTTTGTCGGTGGGAGTATTAGAAAGAGGGGCAAAATGTCGCATACAATAATTAACACTGCAGTAACCTTTATTGTAAGTAGTATGTTAGGTTATTGTGTGAGTTTAATCAAAGGATACAAAAAAAGATTAAATAATAAAACTGCAAATGAGAATATTCAAAACACCGCTTTGCAAGCTTTATTAAAAAGCCAATTAACTAATATATACTTTGTATATAGTGAGTTAAAACAAATCCCTGATTATGCTTATGCTAACTTTTTAGATATGTTAAAAGTGTATGAATCATTGGAAGGCAATGGATTTATACATACAATTGCTAAAAAGATGGAAACATGGGAAATTGTTAAGACAGATATATTATAGGAGGTAAAAAAATGAAAGGTGAGAGTTTTGCATTAGAACTTATAAAGGATTATAAAAAGCAAAACAAAAGACAATTTATTGTTATTTTAGTAATATTAAGCTTATGGTTTATGACGATATGTTATTTAGTTTATTTACTTAATGATATAGGCACAGAAGAAATAACTGAAACTTATACGCAAGAAATAAGCGATATTGACACGATTGAAAATAGTACAATAAATAATGGAGATTAATTATGGGTAAAATAAAACAAGTAAAAGTAAAAACAATAAAAAGAAAATATCGTAAATCAAAAAGAAAATAGGTGTTTCAATGTTTGACTTAACCAAAGAAGAATACGAAACACTTAAAGACAAGCTGATGCTTAATGATGAATTGTCTAAAATATTTGAAATGAAAATAAAGGGTTATTCTATTACAAAAATGGCTATGGATTTAAACATGAGTGAAAGTACAATTAATAGAAGAATTAAACAACTTAAAAAGAAAATTATGAAAGTAATTTGACATTTTTTTGAAAGAATTATGACACGCATAGTTCTTTTTTTTATGGGAAAATAAAATCGTGAAAGGAGAGATGAACAATGAAACGTAATAAAACACTTTTATTGTATTCTCTCCTTTTGCTTATTTAAAAGGAAGTGAAAAAATGTACAACAACCCTTATATGAATGTGTATAATACACAAGCAAATATTGATAGATTAAATGAACAAATAAACAATTTAGAAAAGATGAAAGCACAAATACAACAGCCACAACCACAACCTACTAACCTTACTCAAAACTTTCAATTAGCGCCAACTAGTAGGGATGTTATTAGATATGCAAGTTCAATAGAAGAAGTGCAAAAAGATATGGTTATTGGTGAAACACCATATTTCAGTAAAGATATGTCAGTTGTATGGGTTAAGAACTTAAAAGGCGAAATTAAGACTTATGAGCTTAATGAAATAGTGCCTAAAGATGAAAAAGACATTATGATAGCAAGTTTACAAATGCAAATAGAAGAATTGAGAAAGGAAATAAAAGGAAATGCAAGATCAAATAGTGAATATGTTGATGCAACAAATAAAAATGAAACAACCACAGATGTTTCAATTTCTACAACAAGCACAAAAAAATCAAAATGATCCTCAAAAATTAATTAATGATGTAATAGGGAAATACAAACCCGAACAAATAAAGGCATTTAGACAATATGCTAATGGATTTGGAATAACTGATGAACAACTTAATAACTTTGGTATCAAGGTTAAATAACCTTTGATATAGACGAAAGAAAGGAGGAAAGAATTATGAACGGAAGTGGAATACAGCCAACTGTTGAATTAGCTACTACTAACGGAAACGGATTTGCTTACCCTTACCCTGTTATGTATGGTAACGGTGGATTTGGTGGCAACAATGGTTTTCTAGGTGGTGATGGTTGGATTGTTTTACTATTATTACTTGCCTTTGGTGGCTGGGGTAATGGAAACGGCAATGGTGGATTCTTTGGTAATGGTGGATTTGATAACGGCTATGCTTGGTTAAGCAATGGTCAAAAAGAAATAATGCAAAACACTAACAATGGATTTGACACATTACACTTATCTAACCAATTAGACACAGTAAATAGTGGCATTTATTCACTATCAAACCAATTATGTAATTGTTGTGCTGATATGAATCAAACAGTAAGCAACGGCTTCTATAATGCCGAAATAGCAGCTAATAATAGACAAATGGCTAATATGAACACTGCTTTTGATTTAAGTAGACAATTCTCTGACTGCTGTTGCGAAAATCGTCTTGGAATACAAGACTTAAAAGCAACTGTTATTAGTGAAAACTGTTCTGATAGAGAAGTATTAAGAGAAATTGGTCAAAACATTCTTGTAAATCAAACTGCTAACACTCAAAAGATAATTGATGAAATCTTTAGAGATAGATTAGACGAAAAAGATAGCAAGATAGCAGAATTAAACCGTGAAATCCTAATGAAAGACTTAAATGCAAGTCAATTAGCTCAAACACAATCTATTATATCAAATGTGTATAGTGAGTTAAAAAATTGCCCTGTTGGAACAGTCCCAGTTTACGGAAACACACCTATATTTAGTTGTGCAAACAACGGTTGTGGTTGCACAGGAACAACAAGTCAATTTATTTAATAGCATAGAGTAGAATACTACTAACTCGATTACGAGAACTTGCTAATTGTCGATATTTTATTGACATTTGAGAATAGGCAAGTCCTATTCTCTTTATTTACAATATCAATAAATTATGATATACTATATATAATATAACTATTAGTATTAGGAGGAATTATGAGTAAATTTATTGATATTAAAGGAGAAAAATATAATAGGTGGACAGTTTTATCGTTAGATAGAATTGAAAATAAAAAGGCATATTGGTTATGTGAATGTGAATGTGGAACACAAAAAGTTATAGCAAGTACATCTTTAAGAAGTGGAACATCTAAGAGTTGTGGTTGTTTAGTAAAAGAAAATGGTATAAAAACCATTAATGGTTTATCACAAACCAAATTATATAGAGTTTATAGTAATATTAAACAAAGATGTTATAATTCTAAAGTACCTATGTATAAAAATTATGGTGCAAGAGGAATTATAATGTGTGATGAATGGTTAAATGATTTTATTACATTTTATAATTGGTCTATTAGGAATGGTTATAAAAAAAATTTAACTTTAGATAGAATAAACGTTAATGAAAATTATGAACCATCAAATTGTAGATGGATACCTATGAAAGAACAATATCATAATAGAACAGACAATATATTTTATGAAATTAATGGAGAAAAGAAGTGTTTAGCAGAATTGTGCAAAGAATACAATATGCCATATAAAACAGTAAGAGCAAGACTAAAAAGAAATAATGATATTATTAGTGCTTTAAATACACCTATTAAAACAAAATATAGAAATAAATTATATAAAATGAAAGGAGAATGATTTATGATTGAAACTATAATTAATGAACCTCTTTCCCTACCTAGTAATGCAAGTCCAATAACTTTTGACGAAACTGATATAAGAACTAGATGTGCAACTTGTAATTGTAATGGTTGGTTAGATTATTCAAATGGCAACCCTAACTTTAAAATCTTTGGAAATGGCTACACAGGTTATTATGATGTAGAATTTAGTGCTAGTGTAAGCACAGCAACTGCTGGTGTTGTAGCAATAGGATTATATCAAGACGGTGTCCTTATTCCAGACACAGTTAGAGCAGTAACAATTGATGCAGCCGATGATTATGAAACTATTTCTTTTGATAAGAAATTAAGAGTATGCCCTCGTGGAACTACTAACATATCAGTTCAAAGTGTACCAAGCGTTCCAACTCCTACTACACCAACTACATCAATAGCAAGTACACAAGCAATTATAACTAATGCAACATTTAGTATAAGTAGAATATAATGAATGATAGAAATATTAATATAACTTCATTAATATTACAAATATTAAGTTTAGATTTAATTTCTAAAGATTTTAATAATAGTGATTTAATGAATGAATTACATCAACAAGATGAAAAGTATTTAAAACAAATACTTATAAATCAACAAGAAATTTTAAAAATCCTTAAAGAAAGGAGTGAAAGTAATGGAAGATAAAGTTTTGGAAAAAACAAATGAACAAATTGAAGAAATACTTAATCAAGGTATAAATGTAAATAATTTAGATCATTTATATAAATTAAGTAAAATTAAACACATGGCAAAGGAGGATAAAGAAATGAATTACGGAAATTATGGAAACTATGGTAATTATGGTGCAAGAAGACCTGGATATGATAGTTATGGACGTGGAAGTTATGGAGAATATGGAAACTATGGTGAAAGTTATGGAAGACGTGGATATGATGCTAAATATCGCGGATATGACCATGTAGATAGAATTGGAAATGAATATGGTAGATACATGGAAAGCCGTGAAAGATATGGTGCTAGTCCTGAAACTGATAAATCATTTGAATATATGGTTAAATCATTAGAAGATTTTGTTAAGTATTTACATGAAGAAGCAGAAACACCACAACAACACCAAATGCTTAATGAAACTTTACAAAGAAGTATGAGATAATGTATAAGTATTATAATGCTAATGCAGTGAATCGTTTTGAGGACGATTGTGTTGTAAGGGCTATTTCATGTGCTACTGGTAAATCATGGGATTATGTTTATGATTATTTGAGTGATATAGCACAATATGAAGGCACTTTACTTGACAAAAGGGAATTTGTAAGAAACTATTTAGATAGGACCTATCAAAGGTTAAAAGGATTACATGGTAGTGTGGGATATGTTTCTTCACTATTCCCTAATAATACTTTACTAATTACAATGCGTGGTCATATAGTTTGTTCTAAAAACGGTGTAATATATGATACATTTGATTGTAGAGATAGAGAAATAGAGAGTGTTTGGCTAGTAAGTTAAGCACTCTAATTTGTACCCATATCCAAGTGGTTAAGGAAGTGGTCTGCAACACCATCATCATAGGTTCAAATCCTATTGGGTACTCCAATTTTAAAATTAGAACATTTTGTTCTTTTTTTATTTTATGATATAATTATTTTAGGTGATAACATGATACCAAAGAAGATACATTATATTTGGTTAGGACATGGTGAAAAAAATGAAACAATTAAAAAATGCATAGAAAGTTGGAAAAAATATCTTCCTGATTATGAGATAAAAGAATGGAACGAAGATAATTTTGACATTAATTATAACAAGTTCACTAGACAAAGTTATGATGCTAAAAAATATGCATTTACAAGTGATGTTATAAGACTTTATGCACTTTTTGTTGAAGGTGGTATTTATTTAGATACTGATGTTGAAGTTTTTAAAAGCCTTGATGAGTTTTTAAATGAAAAAGCATTTACAGGTTTTGAATGTGATAACTTTCCTGTATGTGCTACAATGGGGGCAGAAAGAGAAAATTCAATAATAAAAGAAATGTTGGATTATTATTATGGCAGAGATTTTGAAGAAATAACTAACACTAGAATAATGTCAAATATTTTAGAGAAACATGGAATAGATAGAAATAAAAACGAAAAACAAAAAATAGATAATTTTACTATATATCCGAAGGAATATTTTAATGATACAAATGGCTATACAAAGCATTGGATGAATGGATCATGGCTAGAAAGGAAGTAGATATGAAAAAACTCAGTTTAATTGTACCTGTTTACAATCAGGAAAAACTTGTTATAAGAGCGTTAGATAGTATTCCAAAAAGAGATGACATAGAAATATTAATTATAGATGATTGCTCAACTGATAACACATTAGAAAATTGTCAAAAATGGAAAGAACAAAATGCTGACAGAGATGTTAAGATAATACATTTAGAAGTAAATGAAGGATTAGGCAATGCTAAAAATGTTGGTTATGATAATGCTAGCGGGGAATATGTAAATCAGTTAGATAGCGATGATTATTTATACACAGAAGAATATAACAAGGTAGTTGATATGCTAGATGGTACTGATATTGTTTACATGAACTTGAAAAAGAATGATGGATTAGTTTTTGAATTAAATCCTGAAAGTCAAAAAAGTTTATGTTCGGGATGTGCTAGATTTATAAGAAAAGAGTTTTTAGGTGATACAAGATGCCCTAAAATAAGAGCAGCAGAAGATTGGCATTTGAACGAAGCATTGCAACAAAAACCACACACTGATAAATTCACAGGAATAACAGGTTATCATTATAATTTTCCAAGAGAAGGTAGTTTATACGATCAATTGATAAAAGGTGAAATAAGTGGTGAAGTAGAATGAAAAATTGTTTTTATTTTTATCATATTAATAGTATTGGAGGCATTGAATCTTTCTTTTATTACTTGGCTAAAAAATATAAAGATTGGGATATAACTATTTATTATAGAACTGGTGATCCCGAACAAATTAATAGATTAAAAAAATATGTTAGAGTTAAAAGATACAATAATGAAAAAATAAAATGCGATAAAATGTTTTTTAATTTTAATTTAGACATAATTGATAATGTTGAAGCAAAAGAATATATACAAATAGCACATGGTGATTATAAAGCTATGGGAATTAAACCAAATACACATCCAAAATTAACAAAATATTTAGGAGTAAGCAAACAAGTATGTGATACTTATGCAGAAGTAACAGGACATAAAACAGAATTGGTTTATAATCCTATTGAAATTCCTAAACCACAAAAAGTTTTAAATTTAATATCAGCCACTAGATTAACAAAGGAAAAAGGAAAAGCAAGGATGGAAAAGTTGGCACAATTATTAGATAATGCCAAGATACCATATATTTGGACTATATTTACAAATGATACAAAAGTAATAGATAATCCTAATATAGCATATATGAAACCTAGACTTGATATTATGAATTATATAGCAAATGCTGATTATTTGGTACAATTGAGTGATAATGAGGGTTATTGTTATAGTGTTATTGAAAGTTTATGTTTAGGGACACCAGTAATTGTTACTGAATGCCCCGTATTTGAAGAATTAGGTGTAGAAAATGGCAAAAATGGATTTATAGTTGATTTTGATATGAAAAATGTGCCTATTAAAGAAATATACAAAGGATTGCCAAAATTCACTTATAAACCAAAAGAAAGCAATTGGGAAAAGTTTTTGGCAAAAGGTAAAAGCACTTATGAAGAAGAAAAACAATTAAAAGTAAAAGTAAGAGCTTTGATTAATTTTACTGATATGGATAACGAAGGCATTTTAAGGGAAAAAGGTAAAAGTGAATGGATATGTGATAGAGAAAGAGCTGAATTTCTTGCAAGTAAAAACGCTATTGAAATTATTGAAGATATAAAAAATTAAAAACACAGTTTTGTGTTTTTTTTATTTTGTGATATAATGATTTTAGAGTTCAGGAGAACTTAACAAAATATACCGAACTTGTAGGTAAAAATGCAAGGTTATACTCCAACTTAAAAGAGTATAAAGAAAGGATTAAAAATGGAACAAGAGAATGTTCAAGAAGTAGAAACTGAAACTACTGCTACCGAAGAAGTAGAAAACAACAGTGAAAATGTTGAAAAAGTGTTTACTCAAGAAGAAGTAAATAAAATCGTTGCAAAGGAAAAAGCACGTGCAACTAAAAATATTCCTAGCAAAGAAGATTTGGCACAATTCAACGAATGGAAAGAAAGCCAAAAATCTCAAGAAGATAAGTATAATGATTTAATAAAATCAAATGGTGAGAAAGATACAACTATTTCTAACTTAAAAATGGAAAATGAAGTTTTAAAAGCAGGAATAACTGATGCTGACGAAATAGAGTTTATTATTTACAAAGTTGGTAAAATGGAAGGCAATTTTTCAGATAATCTCAAAGAGTATTTGGCTGATAATCCAAAATTTGCTAAAAAGCAAGAAACTAAAGCAACAGGAATTGAAACAAAAACAAGTTCTGCTACTAAAGACGATGGGGTGCTTGCTATATTAAAAGCAAAACATCCTGATATTGATTTTTAAAGAAAGAAGGAGAGATTAAATTATGGCAAATGCTATTGCAACAAATGGTACACATAAACGTCAAGAACGTTATGCTGATACTATTGTTAAATTAATGAGAAAAGAGTTCAATATAAGAGCTGAATTTTCAAGAGATTATGAAGGTGATCCTACTGCTGGAGCAGTAAATGTACCTACAAGAAATGGAGATATAACATTAAGTGATTACGATATTCTTAATGGTATAACAATGACACAAAGTGCTACTGATTACTTACAAGTATTAGTAGATGGACACAAAGCATTTAGTGAATTAGTTGATGGATATGAAGCAGAAGCTGTTCCTGACAATTTAAGAGCACAAAGACTAGAAAGTGCTGCTTATGTTACAGGTAAAGCACTAGAA